AATCTGCCGTTGGCTTAGACCTAAGCCTCTGGCGAGTTGTTCGTAGTAGTTCGCGTTGTCCCTCTGCGATAGATCGCCCCGCTTGCCCATCGCGTCCCCGGTGATTTGGCAGGAGAACAGGAAGGGGGCGTACTTGGCCTTTATCGTATCAACCATTTTAGGGATGGAGCCGTCAACCACGTTGAACTCATCCACGATATGCAGGTGGTCTCCATCTTCATCGCTCCACATCTGGGCAACGATGCCGCAGAATGGCTGCAAGTTGAAGTCCAGAGAGATGTAGATGGGCAGGTTGGTGCGGAAGGTGGGTTGGAAGGATTCGTGTCGTTTGGCATCATAGGATATAAAGAAAGGGTTTTCGGGTTTCTCCTGCACCTCCCAATCGCCCTCTACGAATCGCTTGTACTCGTACTCAGGCATATTGTCGCGCAGGGATTTGAGGTAGTCCTCCGGGATGTGGGGGTTGTCGGTAATCTTGGAGGGGATGTAGGCCCAGGTGGGGGGAAGGTTGTTCTCCTTCCATTTGTCGTACACCAACTCCTTCACCCAGTTATTGCTTGGGTTACAACTCCCCATCACCACGATGGGCGGTCGGCCTTCGGCATTGAGCCACGAACCGGCACGTTCAAGCACCTTGTAGAGCAAGCCTTCCTGACACTCGTTGATTTCGTCAATCCCCGCACCGTTGATCTCAAGACCTTTGAAGCGGTCAAAGTCTTTATCGGTGTCGTAGTTCTCGCCCATAAAGAGCAACTCGGATCCGTTCTTGAAGGTCACAATCTGGCTCTGCTTGTCCCACCCGGCAATGTGCGCCCCAAGCCCTTGGTTCATCAGGGATGTGAAGGTGACCAAAGTGGTTCGCTGAAGCGTGGGCATACTCTGCCTGATAATCACCCACCTGGAGCGGGGGTATTTAGAACAAAGCGAGATGAAGGTTAGAAGGAGGCAGTAAGTCTTCCCACCCCGGATGGCCCCGCCAAACAAGATAAACTGCTTCTCCCCGGAGAGGGCAAGTTTATACGCCTGCGTCTGCCGGGCCGTTAACTTCATCTTCCGTTGGTTCGCTGAGTTCAAGCACGAATGGCCCCGTGTCGGGCGCGGTCTGCTGCTGCTGTGGCTTGCCGTACAAATAAGCCAAGGTCAATTCCATCGCCCGCATATTGCCCCGTATCGCTTCAGTCACCATCCGGGCAATCAACGCATCCATCCGCTTCACCCCGCCAATGGTACGGTCAAGGTCGGCTTCCAGAAGGTCTCTGATGTCCCTTCTCGTGACATTCTTCGGTGTCCGACTATTGCCCTTCAGCAATACAGGAACAACGGTCTCTACGGGCTTCTCTGCAAGCGTGGGAGCATCTTCCGCAACGCTCTTGTCCTCATCCACTACGACCGCTTCAGCCTTCTTGCGCTTAATGAACTCGTGCTTAATGGGCATTGCACAAAAGTATGCACAAATTGCACAAAAGTAGGGATAAAGACCAAATTTTACCCAAAGTCGGTTTGAAATCGTCAAAAAAAAAGGGGGGGTAGCCCTATTATTCAGAAAACCGCATTTCCAGCAGATGGCAACAAATCGTAGCCAACTCAATCGGTTACAAACCGTAACCTGTACGAATAAATCGCACAACTCACCCTTTTTTCAACAAAAGCACTTTTTTATTTATTCTTCCTTATATATATATATATATAGATAACTATACATATAGACATCTATACATATAGACATCTATACATATAAACGTCTATACATATAGACATCTATATTAAATATAACCATCTATATCTCTTTCGCTCAATCTTACTTTTTTGAGCCAACTTTCAGAGGTACGCAAAGACTCTAAACACAGGCCGTTTAGAGCCACTTAAACTCGCCCAGGCCTACACAACAACCAAGGTCGTGTCAAATTGTGTTAAGGCGGTTCGTGGAGTGGGAGTGGAGGAGAATGTGTTTACCTTATGAGATATGCGCGGGTCTCTTCTATCCTCCGCGCTGCTGCTCCTTTGGCCGGGTCTCGGCCTTCATTCCTGCAATTTACCTGCATTCGGGCCGCGTTGCAGGGTCACCGGTGGCCCTGACGATTGACGGGTCCGGCCTGACGATGACAAAAAAAGGACCCTTTTTTTATTACCCAAACTTTGGTCCTCCTTCAATCTCCCTGGTTCCCGGTGTACTTCTTCGCGGTCGTTCCGCGTCCCGGACCCTTTTTTTATGGGGGAACATTCCGGGCCATCACTCCGGGTCCATCGGTAAAAATGGCCCTTTTTTTATTACCTGTACTTTGGGGACGTTTCACCCAAAGTTAGGTTTTTTGGGCGGTCTGGGTGTGGTGGGACCCTTCCCCTCCTTCTCCCCGGTCCCTCATCCCTTATCCCTTCACCCTTCACCGGTCAAAAGTGTAAGCAATAAAAAAAGGGACCTTTTGGGTCCCTTCTTGGTGGTGTTGGTGTTGTTTGTTTAGTTGCGGTATGTGTACCGTTCAACTATTCCCAGGGATTCGTCCCCGTTTGTGTCTGGTTCCCAGGCTGGCGGGTTTTGTTTGGCCTCTTGGTATTCCTTTTTTGAAATTTGAGCTCCGTAAAATCCGGTCTCGTAATCGTCAAAGCGTTTATTAAAAACGTCTTTTCCGTTGATTCTGCGATGGGTTATCGTTATTGTTTCCATATTGCGGGGGTTTGTGGTTGTTTGTTGAATCAAAGATAAAGTAAAAATATATATATGCGACCTTTGGGTTGAATTTTTTTTTAGATTGGCACAAAAAAAGGGACCTTTTGGGTCCCTTCTTCGCGGTGTTGGTCGTTTGCCTTTACGCTGTTGTGCCTTCGGTTCGTTCCTTTACGTCCTTGGCCTTTTGGTAGGCTTTGTTGGCTTTCTCTGTTGCCTGTTCCCGGTCCTGTTCCCAGGTACCGGACAAATAAAGGGGCATTATCCCGGCTCGGCCGGTTCCGTGTTCCTCGGCGTTTACATATTGTGCCATTACGGCGCGCGTTGGTCCGCGTAGCTCAAAAATCAGCGGTCCGGCGTTTAGTATGCCGCAAACCTTGGCTAACTTTTCAGGGTCTAGGCCTATTACTGCGGTTCCTTCGGGTTCCGCTGTTGGTAGTACGTCCGGCCATTGCGGGAAAAATCGCGCGTGTTCCGGTGTAATGTAGGGAACCGCGTCTAATTGCTGACCGGTTTTGTCCCTGCTTATGATTTGCCCGGGTTGGGCGAAATCCAAAAATTGAACTTTAGGCCCTGTGAGCTTCTTGTATTGGTCCGCCTTTATCAGGACTTCAGGACCGGGAACGTTTTGAAGGTCGGTAATATGGTCGGCCAAGTTGCAATAAACGAGCGTATGGGCGTCTGTTGCGGTGGCGTAGATTCCGGCCGGTCCGTATGTGCCGGGCTCGTTGAACGTCTTAATTTGTACGTATTGGAATTGTTCCCGGAGTGGGTCCTTACCTGCTGTAAGGTGTAAGAATGGGAGGCGGGCGGTAATTTGTGAATAATTCATAGGTTTTTTGGGTTTAGGGGTTTGGTTTTGGTTTGGGTTAATTGGTTGTTTTGGTTAATTATCTGTAATATCCGGATGCAACACGGCGCGAAAATTCACGGCGAAAATAGGCGCGTAAGTCGTGGCCGGTCGTTAGTTCCGGGTGCGTCTCTCTGGTATGGTTCCAAAGTATCTCAACGAGTACACGGCAGGCGGCTGGGCGGTATTCGGTGGCGAAGTATTGCCCGGTATGATATCCGAGTTTCCCGGATTCATCCATAAAAAGACGGCCGGACGTGTTCCTCAAATTCTTTTCTATCGCTGCATCTAGGGCCTTCGGGCCTAATTTGCGAATGGCAAAAGTAAACAGTTGGTAAAAATCGTTTCGGTCCCTGGTAACTTCGGCCGATTCCCGGCGGTAATCTTTCCAGGACCCGTAATTTATCGGATCCATTCCGGGCCTTTGGTCCACAAATTTACAAAGTAGGTCGGCCGGGCCTAGGCTGGTTGCGGTTGGTTGGGTGTGTCTGTTCATTGGTTAGGGGTTTATAGGGTGGTTAATTGGTTAGGGTTGTTTATTTGTTGGCTGTTAATTGCTCCATTACTTGCCCGGCCTTATCGGGGCCAAGTTCGTATATTAGGTCTGAATGCAGGCGGTTTAAATCGTCTATGGTTAGGTCTTGGACGTGAAATAATTCGCACTCGTTATGCGCGTAAATTTCCCGGGATTCCGGGTAAATTGTGAAGTCCTCTAAAAATACGGGACCGGGGCCGGTGGTGGTGGTTTGTGTGTTCATTGTGTAGGGGTTTAGGGTCTGGCTTCATTGCCTAGGGCAAAGATAAAGTTAAAAATATCTATTTGCATCCCTTGCCTAAAAATAAATTTTTCAGGCATCCGGGCGCATACTGTATGTTACCTTTGGCCGGTCCTCCTTTGGCCCTGGCTCCTTTGGTCCTGGCTTCTTTGGCCGGTCCTTTGTCCTCCGGTCCTTTGGCCCTGGTTCCGGCCCTGGTTCCCTTTGGCCCTACCTTTGGACCTTTGGATCCATCCCATCCCATCCCGGCCCGGCCCACCTTGACGAAGCCTTGACGATGGCTTGACGATAGGTTGACGATGGCTTGACGATAGGTTGACGATGGCTTGACGATAGGTTGACGATGGCTTGACGAATGGTAAAATTATTTTTATTGACGATGGTGCAAGTGCTAAAAATAAATATAACTTTGGCCTATCATTAACCCCTTAACCCCTACACAATGAAAAGACCCCTAAAAAAAGACATTCAACACGAGCGCACCAACGATGGCTATTTGCTGTTGACGATATGGGTAGCAGGCTATCCCTTGAGGATGAAATACCTTGACTACACTATCAAAGAAGCCAAAAACAGGTTTTGGAATACTCTGTTGACGAACCCACGATCCTTAAATTATTAACCCTAATTAACCCTTAAACCCCAAAAAAATGAAAACCAAAACGATCAACCTGTACGAATTTGACGAATTGTCAGACCAAGCGAAGCAGCGCGCTATTGCCAATAATTGTGGCATAAACGTTGATTATTGGGAATGGTATCATTCAGTTTATGACGATGCCGAAAACATTGGCCTGAAAATTACCGGATTTGACCTTGATAGGAACCGGCATTGTACGGGCAAAGCTGTTGACGATGTATTGACGATAGCCCACAAAATCAAAACCGAACACGGATTTGATACGCCAACGTATGAATTGGCAAACGAATTTATTAAAGATTACGCGGCCCTTGACGAAGATATTGATGCCGATGAACTTCGGGGTTTTGAGAATGAATTTTTGAAGTCTATTCTTGAAGAATACTCTATCTTGCTGCAAAAGGAATACGAATGGCTGACAAGTAAAGAATCTATTGAGGACGCATTAAGGGCCAACGAATACGAATTTCTTGAAGATGGATCCCGCGCATAACCTGGTTATCTGACGAGGGCTGGAGCCCGAAACGTCCCGGAAACGGGGCGTAATAACCTTAAACCCCAAAACAATGAAAACCAAAATCTTTTACCGCGTTGACTATTGGCCCGCCAACAACAAAGGAGCCGGCAACTTTATCGGATTCTTTGACGAACTGTCGGACGCAATGGCCGAAATTCCGTACAATTCCCGGAGCGAATACCTATCCCCCGAATTTGACGAACACTATACCTTGACTACCTATTCCGGGCCGGGCAACCTGACTGCGGAGCAGGCTTGGCAAGACGGTCACATCTTGACTGACGATACCTTTAACCAGAACGAACAATGACGATCCGACAAGCCCTATACGACAAGCTTCCGTCCGATGTGGCGGGGGCTGCTGTGTTCAATATCCAGGCCCAACAGGACGGCCCGAAGCGTATATTGAGGAACGCTGACGATGAATGTGCAAGCGTTGACGATGCCTTGATGAGCTTTATTTGGTGGCATACTGACGAAGGCTTTGACTATTGGTTGACGATATATAAGCGATTCAAAAACCTTGACGAGAATGAAGGTAAAAGCCTATTCCAATGAAGAACCGCAACCTTGACCACAAAGACGATTGGGCTACGCCTAAAGCCCTATACGATGCCCTTGACGATGTGTTTCGCTTCACCTTTGACCCTTGCCCCTATATGCACAACCTTGACGATTGGGATGGCTTGACGATACCTTGGGGGGAACGCAATTTCGTGAATCCTCCATATAGTCGCAAGCTCAAAGAGTCTTTTGTGAAGAAGGCTATTGACGAGAGCGGGCTTGGTAAGGTTTGCGTTATGCTCCTGCCGGTAAGCACAAGCACGGCCCTATTCCACGACCTTATCTACCCCAACGCTTCGCACATCCTATTTATTCGGGGGCGGATTCGGTTTTCTGGAACCAA